GAAAAGGTCAAATAACCTCTGCACAATTAGACTATGATAATTATTATGAAAATGCTGAAACTAAATGGGTAGACGATGGTAATAATATTGATGATTTTCATTCAGGTAATTCAAGTGCTACAGCATCTTATATTGATTGGTCAAAAACTTGGAGAGACTTCGACGAAAACTACTCTTAACTTTCTGGTTCTAAATCTTTATGAGGACCGTTTAAATCTACATAATGAATAAATAATTGATGGTGCCAATATTCTTTTGGCTGAGAAAAAAAAGGTCTCCAATGAGGAATCTCTATACCTTTGTATATTACACCATCCCCTGAATTAATAACTATGGGTTTATCTCCCATGCATAAGGGCCATTTATAATTAATATCTTTGTAAAAGTATTTTAAAGTTATAGACGCACTTATTTCACAAGCTGCTCGGTCGGTGTGTTTTTTTAATTCTGATCCACCAAGGTAAATTCTGTTATAGGCATATATGGGTTTTAATTTTAATTCTGTCTCCTTTTCCATAATAGGAAGTAAATAATAAATTACATGATTATATATATCCGATGAGCTGGAATGACTTGCTGAGGATAAGGGTACTTGAGGATCACCACCTTTTGTAAAATTTTTCAAACTAAAAGAGGTCAAAAAGTCAACTATATCTAGTGATAGCATATTTTTTACGTATTTAAAATTTTGTTTCATTAATGAACCCATGTAATTATAGCGTGTCTATTACCATTTGTTACAGGGGTAATAGCATGTGGAAAACAAAAATTACTAGGAAAAACTACAGCGCTTCCAGTTTTCTTTTTAACAATGTGTTCGCCCTCAAAAAAAGCAAAATCTCCACCGTCATATTCTTCATTTAAAATAAAAGAGCAACTTAAAACTCTTGGGTGTAAATCAAAATGATCTACATGTGTTTTATACTCACCTTTTTCAGAACCTTTATAAATTAAATGACCGTAACCAGTGTCTTCTATCGTTAATCCAGTTGTAAAAAAAGGAAAATTTTTTGTATAATTTTTTAAAACTTTGCCGACACATTCAAAAATTTTTTTATCAAACTTATTATTTAATTCATTAAAGTAACAATTTCTGAGATTAGATTCAGAACCATCTCTAATAGTGGCTCTTTTAAAATCGTCTATGTTAATATTTTTAACTATATTTTCACATGTTTCTTTATTTAAAATATTGTCGTAACATTTAATAAAGTCAGTTATATTAATCATTACTTGTAGCTTTTCTTTTTCCAAAACATATTTTTATATCTATTAAACCACTCACTCTTTAATTTATTTAATGTGTTGCCATGTTCATGCTCTTGATAAAAACCAGACCACATTTTCCATGACTCTCGTTTAAATGGAATAACTTGAACCATAGCTTCTCCTTTTTTTATCAAAAATTGTTCATCTCTTTTATTTAAAATAAATGGAAAGTTTATAGTATTAATGTAAGAATCTGTATCAACAACCCCTGCAATGATGTCAAATCTAGGCTCTAATCTATTCATCGGTTTTACAAAAAGGCAACTATAGCCTGGTTTTGTTTTTATTAACCATTTGTTGTGAAACTTACCTGCATTTTTACCAGATGTTTTTTCCCACTCTTCGGGTAATTGTGTTCTTGGATGAAATCCAAAATCGCCTGGCTCTCTATTAGCAGGTGTTACACTAAAGTCATCTTCTGTCGGGTCTACTAAATAATCTTGATCAAAAGGTATTATGTACCCCATAGTTAAAGAGTCGAGAAAAGGCATACACAATTTTAAAGTGCTTACATGCATATTATCTTTATCAAATGATTTTAATTTTTTATATTCTTGAGGAATGAATCTTGAGGCTGGCTGTGGGTGAGGCCATATATCCACCATACTCTCATCGGTAGCACAAAATATAATTTTTTTATTAATCATCTTTATCTATAAAATTAAAAGACATAGATCTTCTAATATCACCTTTGTTTTTTACTTTAAAAGGCATTACAGCATGTATATGATTAGCTTCAAAAATAAAAAAATCACCAACTTTAGGCTGGGCCCATTCAGAGTAAGTGCCATCGTGTCCAATAAAACATATTTTACCATCTCTAAATTTATGTTTTTCTTTAACATCATTAATAAATTCAGGTACTTTCAAAAATAATACTGTTGAAAAACCAGTGTTGTCATGATGAGTGTGAGGTGGATTATACTCACCTTCTTTCATATCATTAATCCAACAACTTAAAATATGTAACTTTTTTCTAGGCTTGTAAATTCTTAATTTTTCAATGTCTTGAATATAGTTGTTCATACAATCAACTAAAGTAGCTCCTATTTTTGCTTGTGCTAATAAATGAGTTATCTCTAACTCCGAGTCTAGTCTGCCTGCTAATTTTTTACCTAAACTAAATAATTTATCTTTTTCTACTTCATATAGATGATTTAAATCTTTTATTAAATTCATGTCTATTTGATACTTTTTAATTATTTTACCAAAAACAAATGTTTCAGATTTCATTTTCCAACCTTATATTTAAAAGTTACTACCATTCTTAAATCATTACATATTCTAGACGTTTCTCTAGCAGCATGAAGAAAACTACCGTCAAAAAAAACAGCTCTACCTGGTTTAGGTAATATCGAATACATGATATCAGCTTCATCTTTAGTAGCAAAAACTGTTTCGCCAGCGTACGAAAGGGGCCATTGTCTATTTAAATAAAACATAATTGTGTATATTTTATTTTTCTCTAATGCTGCATCATCATAGTGTAATTCATTTACACAGCCGTAAGTGCTAGCACTTGCATAAACTCTTTTTAGTTTAAGAAAATTTTCTAGTTTATTCATTTTTAATATTTCTGCTGCTTTATCAAATAAAATTCTATCAAACCAATCTTGCCATTTTAAACCGTAACTAAATTTACGCCAATTTTTGTCACTCATTCCAGAACCTATCCATTGCCACTCTTTTTCATCTCTGTAATTAAAATACAATGAATCGACAACCTCTGATGTAAAAATATTATCATATTTTTTAAATAAAGTATTTTGTTCTAATTCATTAAATGTAAGCAGTGTTTGCATATCACTGTTTTCACTTTCATTTAATTTTTTTCTAGGTGTATTATTAAATTCAAAAACTAATAACTCTGCTTTTTCACCAATAAGAGACTTAATTACACCTCTGTCTGTCTCAATTGGTTTATCAAATATTTCATTTCCATAAACACTATGCATTAACCCAGCATAGCAAACGTGTTCAGGAGCTTCTACTTTTTTTAACAAAGAATATACACCTACCAAATGATCAAAAAATGATTTATTATTATGTTGCATACTTTGTGTATTTTTATCTGTTAAATATTTTATGCAAGCGTGATAATTCATTAAAAAACTTTTATGTTAAAGGCTAAAGATATTCTCTCTTTTTTTGATTCTGTTACTCTATGATAAGTTTTACCATCAAACAAAAGTATTTGACCTTTTTTTGGTTTTAAAGATTGTCTAATATCGTTAACATTGTAATTTGTAAAAACCAAAAATTCAATGTCTGAATTTTCTTCGCTTAAATATAAAACTCCTGAAACACAATCACCATGGATGTGTGGTTCTTGATAACCATTTTCTTGTAAAATATTAATCCATGAATCAAATATAGCAAAGGGTTTACTTTTTTTAAAATGTTCATATAAATGTAATCGTACAATTTTTTCAATTTCTTCTCTTAAATATTTAAACTCTTCAACATCGTACAATATGTTTTTTGTAATACCTAAAGAAGTTTTAACATTACAAGTCCAACTTCTGTCTAGAAAATGTTGTTTATTATTTTCTATATAAATACGCACTGTTTCTAAAAGATGAGGGCTCTCAACTTCTGCTATATGAACAGATACTTTCTGTATTATAATTTCTTGTATCACTTTATTAAATTCTGTTTATCATTTATTTGTCAAGAAAACAATTTCAAAAAATACTGTTGCCAACATTAAAAATATGCTTACATTAGGTTCTCACCAAAATTAACAATCACAGGAGATAAATATGAGCGAACAAGACTATTTAAAAGCTATTGCTGTCCTTGCTGACAAGGTGAGCAAATACCATGAAAGACTATTGGCTATGGAAAGAGATTTTGAACGTCACATGAAAGACGCAGCTAATCACTGCCCAGATGATTGTGATTGTAAAAAATCTTAAGACTTTGGAGTCTGACCCAACATATCTTTTAATGATGGAGCAAATACTTTTACATCTCGCTTTATTTTTTCAGCAGTTGTAGAAGTGTTTGGATCATCTATGTCAGCTTGCATAGCCTCTTCAGATTCATATTCTTGACCAGTATCTATATTAGTAATTGTCGTTTCTGTTTTGACATTATACTTAGGCACAGTTCTTCCGTCCTCTAATGTAATAGTACCTATTTGTTCGGCATTTTTAATTATCGGCATTTTCTCTCCAATTTATATTAAAACTTAAAATAACTCTGTCCTCATCAGAATTATTTGTTTTCACTTCATGTTGTAACCATGATGGGAAAAAAATCAATGAATTTTCTTTTGGTTCCCAAGTAACGCTATGTGATAAGTGCACAGAAGCGTCTTTTTTCTTAGGCGGTGATAATACCTCTGCTTGTGGTTTAGGCTCTAAAAACACTAAACTTCCACTATTTTTAGGCACTTTTAGATAATATACTCCTGATAAATAACTATAAGGATGAGTATGAACATTGTTTCTAGACCCTGGCTGATTAATCATACCCCATAAACCTGTCATTTCAGGGACAAATTTATCCTCTACATCTAAATAATTAAAGCATTCTTTGGCCTTGTAAAGTATATCACCAACCGTGCTTCTAAATTCTTCATCTTTGTAAAGCTCGTCATTGCTGTGCCAACCTCCAACATTAGATCTTGGCATACCTTTTGCGTCCTTAGCTTTTATTTCATAAAGTCTATCTATCAAATGACCGTGGCCCTTGATATCTGTAATCATGACAGGTGTAATAAATAGTGATTGTAAATCCATAATATTCCTTTCTAAAGTTGACCTTTTGTAACCTCCATAAAGCTTACGATTATGTGCACTTGATTAGCAGCATTGGCTTGTGCTTTTAAAACATCAGATTCTTGTAGCACAAGAGGTTGAGATAACAATTCTGTAGTGGTGTTTGTAGCAACACTTTTAGCTTTGAATAATTCAAATGTTGCAGATGATCTAACCACCTCTAAATCTACTAGTGTTGTGCTTCCAGAGTCATTACAAATTAAAATTGATTTTACTACGTCGGTTGTTGGTGGCACAGGTGGTGTAGCACCAGGATCTGCTGTGGGCACTGTTACTATTGTTGTTAAATCTGTTGATGTAATATCAACCATTGCACTTTTAAATGTATTAGCCAAGGAAAAATGTCTCCGATTCTGATTCTTCTTTCAAGTCTTGTTGAAAGTTTGTGTTAAGTAAAAAAACTATTTGCTCTAATAATCTTATCATTTGATCAAACTGACTAGCATCATATTCTTCTGTAGCATTTGGTAATCTAGTTATGTTTATTTTAGCCATTATCTTCTACCGTCAGGTCTTATTTCTAATTTTTGTGAGCCAAGTCTCCATGATGTATCATCAACTGTATTAGTTGTATATCGTATTTTTACAGCTCTGCCTCTACCTCGTACACTTATTTTTTCAGTTGTGCTAGTTATAGAACCAGTTGTTTGCACGTTAGAAGCTGACTGAGGATATTGTTCTAGTGTCAGTCTTGCAGTCATAGTATTTGTTAGGTTGTCAAAATCAGGAACTAGTTTATTTACAGACATTAATTGATCACCGTCAGCTATTTCAACAGACCCTGTTTCTAAAAACGCCGTAATTGCTGTGCCGTCCGCTTGATTGTTACCAGACTCATGTTCAAATATAGAAGAAGCTCCTGCTGTTAATCCTAATATGCTTGTAGCGTTTGCAGTTGCAGAGGAACTATATTCTGTTGCTATTGGTTTTTCATAAACATAAGCACCAAGCCATGTTGTTCTTGCTAGATTAATTGTGTACCAAGTGCCCTCTAAATAGTTGTAAGCAACAGCTCTATCTATTTGTGTAGCATCAGCTGAGGGGTAATACCAAATAATTTCGTTGAAAGCTGTATTTAAACCAACTGCAATGTCATTTTTGTTTGTGTAACTCAAATCATCAAATACATAATCTTGAACAGAGCAAGGCATTTTTTTAACAACACCATCAAAAAGATAAAAGGCATTATCAGACATCCAATAAGCAACACCATTAACCTCTATAGCTGCATGTTGAGCTATCAAACCAGCATTAGCTCCAAGTTGTCTAAGACCAAAAGTAAAAGGTGTGCCGACAAACTGTATACCGTGTAATGATGTATCAGTCCAAACCAGTATTTGACCTGTCGATTTTACAGCGCCTACAATTCTAGAGCCATCTGTTATTCTTAAAGATCCTGCTTCGTTTGTTGCAACAGGTGTGTAATCTGTTGCATCCTCTCTATCTGAAAATCTAAATAATAAATCATCTTGTGTTGCTGTATTGCCGATCGTCGTCTCAGTACCAAATATTAACAAATGTCTTGTATCTGTAGAGACAATGCTAAATCTAGAGGCAGTAGGAGCATTTGACAAAGCTGTAGCTCTTGCAGCTAAGCCCCCTGATGTATCCCAGATAAACGTGCCACCATCTAAAACAGTTGCAATTAAATCTTCACCAAAATTATCAAGCGACCAGTTTCTGCCTGCAACAACAACATTAGATGAAGATCTAGGTGTGTCCCATGTGCTAGCACCCCATGTTTCAGTTCCCCATCCATAACCATACGTTGAAGATGTAGGTCCAGGATTTATCTGATAAGTAGCAGTAACGGACCCACCTCCACCTGAAGTTGAGCCTGTTGCATTTGTGCCAGCATTTATTGTAAAACTATTACCATCCGGCACAGTCAATATTTCAAATTCATTATTAAAATCTATACCGTCAACTACATTTGATGAAGAGCTATCGTCAAACGTAACAAAAGCACCTACTTCAGCATTGTGTCCAGTATCTGCAACAGTGACAGTAGATTGTCCACTTTGAGTAGTAAAAGGATTTGTAAGTGCTTGTGTTTCTCTTAATGGAGTAATGTCATAAACTTTACCCTCAGAATAAATATATAGTTTTCTATCGGTGCCCAAAGCCAAGTATCTTGTGCCATCTAAGCCTATCCAAGAATGTGTATCTCTAACAGAACCAACCACCGTTACGTTTGGATTAGGCAAATTTTGCCAACCTCCCCATCTTTCTGGTTTTCCGTAGTGAAATCTTACAAAATCTGAGTCAACATATTTACGCTCATCTCCAGCAGAATATGCTGTATCTTGCTTGTCGATGCCTGGACGAAACTTTAAGTCAACTAATTTCATGATTGGAGATTTTAACTTATTTTTCTGGTTCAAACCAGATAATTATTGAAAATCTAGGAGAATTGCCCTCAGCCGCATATAATAAAGGTGAGTGAAAACAACCATCAGGATTAAAAATCAACGCACGATTTGGATAGAAACCAACAGCTGTATTGAGGTCAAAAGTTTTACCGTCTATAAAATTATAAAATCCCGTTCCAGCGTTAAGTTTTAAATCTCCATCTAAATAAATTATTAGATGTTTTTCTTTAGGAAACCGCAATTTGTCGGTATGTGGCGTTGCCTTTTTAGTGTTTACGCAAGTAAAAGCTGCAAGGTTTAAATTTTTAATTTTTATATTAAAATGTTTAATAATGGATTTTTCTAAATTCTTAAGTAAATCGTCATTTTCATATATTGGATTAGATAAAAAAACGTGTTGGTCATAATCCTCTGATTTTGATACAATATTTTTGCTACTGTAATTTAAGGTAATGCTATATTTCTTTAATTTTAAAAATAATGCTTCTGGTAAAAAGTTGTCTTGCACTTGTAATTCTAGGTTCATTTTTCTGCTCCTTTAAATTGAGTTCCAACATTGCCTCTAAATCCATAATTTCCGTAGTGTGTCATGCCACTCATGATGTCTGCGTATATTTTACCACCCATATTTTGCCATAAACGGCAGAAAGCATAGTCTTCCGACAGATACCTTTTAGTTTGTGGTTCAATCATGGTGTCAAAAAAAGTGTAATTCCAATTCGAGGTTTTGTGATAATCAAATTCTTTGTCGTGAGATTGATTAATATGCTGATCGGGCACAAACTTTAGCTCTGGATAAACCTCTGCCATTCTTACAAACACATCTCTTTTGATTAACATAAAACCAGTTGGACCGTCCATGACCTCTATAAACCCTTTTTCTAATAATATATTTTTAGGATCTTTTACGTTTAAATTATATTGTAATGAGGCTGCAAGTAACTCATCCTCAGATATATTAGGATTTTCTTTTAATCTTTTTTTGACCTTAATCCAATCAATAGTTTTCCTAGGATAAATACCTGTTACCACATCTTTGTCATACTCAAGCATTCTAATGACAGCCTCTGGGTTAAAAGCTAAATCAGAGTCTATAAATAATAGATGACTATAATCACCATCCATAAATAGTTGCACCAAAGTATTTCTAGCTCTGGTTATTAATGATTCATTACCAATTGTTCCGAACTGTAATTCTATTTTTTTTGATGTAGCTAAAGCAACAAATTGCATGCAACTTTTAAAATAGTCTGCAGTAAGCATGCCACCATAACAAGGCGTACCAATAAAAACTTTATGCATCTTTGTAAAAAATATTAAGTGTATATCTTTCAGAACTATCTCCAAAAGATTGTAAATCTGAGTGAGGTATTTTACTACCATTAAAAAAAAGAGCTCTATTTTCAATAAAACCTATATGTGATGATAACGACTTACCTGTCATAAAACCCGTGCCGTTATTTAATAAGGACTCTCCTTTTACGAATAAAAGAAAATTAGCGACATTGTCTTTTTCTACGTCTACATGAAATAAAGGCTCCTTATTGTTTTGTCTTTTGTGAGCACTGACTGAAATAG